ACCCACCGCCCTTGATCTTTGCACCACGTTCTATGGTGATTTTCCATACCTGCTGATCGTCATCAAAGACACCAGCATCTTGCAGTGAATCTCCAAGGCACTTGAGCATGTTATCTATATCCATCAAACGATTGTCTCGTGGAAACAACACTACATCTAATTCAACTGGGAAACTGCCAAAGCCCTTGTGACCAGAGGCTGCATAGATCTCTGCTACGCTCTTCTTAAACTCAACACCACGCTTGGATATGTATCGGCGCTTACCTGATGCAAGCCAATAGGCATTCACGGAAACTGGATATTTAAGTATTAGGGTAAGTCCTGACATAACTATTTTAATAAATTAGGTACGACCTATTTACAATTCTGATAGTTGTGATTATAGTCTTAAAAAAAGAGGAGAGGTGTATGAAAGAATACAGAGTAAAAGTAATGGTTAGAAATAACTTGTTACTGTCAGCGATTGAGGATGCTGGCTACAAATCTCAAGCAGAGTTTGCTAGAGCTGCTGAGTTAACGGAGACACAAGTTACAGCGTTAGTTGGGCTACGGGCCTGCCCAATAAACAACGATGGAGAATTTTCAAAGTTGGCGCAAGCTGTTATGGAATTTTTAGGTGCCTGCCCAACAGATCTGTGGACAAACGAACAATTAACTATGCGTTTAAAAGTCAGTAGCGCAGAGGCTAAAATTGATCAATACCAGTTACATGCAGTACTTGGCAAGAACGCATCTGATCTAATTGGATTTGAAGTTGAGCAAAACAATGAAGATCATTTACATGACTTAAAAAAATTAGTTGCAGAAAAGTTAGATACCCTTACTCCAAGGGAAAGAAAAGTATTGCAATTACGCTTTGGAATCGACGCAGAGACCCATACATTATCTGAAGTTGGCAATATGATGGATATGACTAGTCAAGGTATACGTCAAATAGAAGCAAAAGCATTACATAAACTGAGACACCCATCACGTTCCAGTGATCTCAAACAATTTATAGAGGAATAAGAAATGACAGATAGACAGCGCAGACTGCGTGATTATTTTGCAGCCAAAGTTATGAGTGGCATGTGTTCCGGTGACTGGAAGTTTGATTTATCCAGCGGTAAGACCTGGGATGAGGTAGCTGCCAAGAGAGCCTATGAGCTGGCTGATGCCATGCTTGCAGAGCGTGAGATTGAAAACGTACCGACATCCCATTGATATGACTGAATTAATTATTGCTGCGGTCGTATTCATGGTTTGCTATGCAGTCTTTCTGTTTATGAAAGGCAGATGATGGCTGGCAAGAAACGAGAAGAGTTTTTTAAACTTGATAACAGTATTACTTACTACTTAAAAGACTATGTGGACGACAGAAATAAACAAAGAAAAATTATCGAACGGAACAATGGCGATTTGTTCTACATTTTTAAACCAAGAGGAGAAGCAAATGAATGCAATATGGGAGAGAGCTAACAAGATTAGCGAACTAGGTTACAAGGTGCATAGCGCCGCAATGGTAGTGGAATTAGTAGCTACCAATATTACAGATAACGCAGAAAGCGGTGCCTGCTGGTGCGCAGTAGATACTCTTACAAGAGTCAGCGATGAAATAGAGTCAGAAGTAGCGCACTTGATGAGCGAGAACCGTGCGCAAGAAGAATGCATTCGTAAGTTAGAGGCAGTTATAGCTAAGCATAAGCTAACCAAGGATGCAAAGAAATGAAAAAGTTATGCGTAGTTAATTTTTGGGAGGGAGCGTTTGATGGAGACTTCTTTGACTTCTTTTTTCGTACATGTCTTGGGGACATTACTTATACTAATGATCCTCATAGTGCCGATCTTGTTATTACTTCTGTTTTTGGAAATGTTCAGACTGATCCCAAAAAGACACTCGCATTCATTGGAGAAAATGTTAGACCAAATTTTTTAGGCTACGATCATTCCCTTTCTTTTGATTGGGATTCTTATGGTGGCAGAAACCAGCGTCTTCCACTTTGGTACGCTCGGCTAGCTTGGGATGGTTTTGTTCAGGCCCCACGCAAAGCAAATGCACACAATCATGGATACGAACCGCTTATTGAGATTGGTCCATTAACTTTGCCACGCAGACTTGATTGGGAATCCAAAAAGGAGTTTTGCGCCATGATTGCTGGCAATCCAGAGGGTCTTAGGGTTAACTTGTACAACTCTATATCTAAGTATAAACCCGTACATGGCTATGGAAATATGTTTGGCCGTGCATTACGTTCATCTAAGTTTGATGTATTAAAGGACTATAAGTTCTGCCTATGTCCTGAGAATTCAGTCTATGACGGCTATGTAACTGAGAAGTTATTAGACGCTTATGCGGGCTGTACTATACCCATCTATAGCGGAACCATGTCGGTTGACTGCGACTTCCATGAAGGTGCTTATCTGAATTACATGAACACTAAAGATATGGATTGGTTTCTTACAACCATTCAAGCTATTGATGATAGCGAAGAGATCTATGAGGATATGTACAATAGACCGCTCCTTTGGGAAGCGCCTAGTCTTGATAACGCAATTGCTTTTGTGCGGAGCATAGTTTAATGACACAGTTTGAAGAGGAAGTTCTGAAGTTATTAAAACAAATCTTATTGGCATTAAGAAAGAATCAAGATAAATGAATCAATTAAACGATCTATTGGTGTCCCTTTATCCAGTTAAAACAAACTTTGAGCTGGTACGTATTGGCGGAAACAACGATGGCGGATATCTAATTCCAAACGATTTAGAGGGCATTACAGCCTGTTTCTCGCCTGGCGTTGATGTAACTGCCAGCTTTGAGAAAGATCTTCTTGAGCGTGGTATTAAGTCTCACCTTGCAGATGCATCAGTAGATGGGCCGCCAAATGGATTAGAGGTAGCATCCTTTACAAAAAAGTATTTAGACGGAGTCAATACTGAGGGCTACATGACTCTATCGGATTGGGTATTAAGTAATGCCTATTCTGGTGATGACTTGATTCTTCAGATGGATATTGAGGGTGCAGAATACGTAACGATATTAAGCACACCATCGGAAGTATTGTGTAACTTTAGGATTATGGCAATTGAAATACACGATGTACAGAACTGGTTTAACAACCCTCTTGCTTGGGGTGTAGTTCAAACTTTCTTTGAAAAACTATTACAAGACTTTTATGTAGTTCATAACCATCCAAACAATAACTGTCAATTCATTGATGTTAATGGATTGCTAATGCCCACGGTATTTGAGCTAACCTTCTTACGCAAAGATCGCTCGCCAACCACAGGATTTTGCACAGAGTTTCCGCATCCACTAGATATGCCTAATGTCTTAGATAAACCAGACCGCCCTTTACCAAAGGATATGTACAAATGAAAGAGAAGTACGGTATTAAACACTTTGAAGGCCCAGTAATGGAACTGACGACAATGATCGGCTGTCCATTGATGTGTACCTTTTGCCCGCAAGAGAATCTTCGGGATAGCTACAGCGATAGTGAAAAGTATATGCAACCTAGAGACTTGGTAACAGTCCTTTCAAAGCTACCAAAAGACACTAGGATTGATTTCTCAGGGATGTCTGAGCCTTGGGCTAACCCCCACTGTACGGAGATGTTAGAGACCGTTCTATTCATGGGATTTAACATTGCCATATACAGTACTCTTTATGGAATGACGGATCCTGAGCGAGTCTGTAAGGTCTTAGAAGACCACCCCAACCAAGTAGATGTGATTATGCTTCACCTTCCTGATGCCAATGGCAATATGAAAGGGTGGAAGAATAGCGAGGAATGGCAACACGCTGCTGCGGTAATGTCACACACGAATGTTCCATGCGGCGTGGGCGCAATGACTATGGATAGTTCAGGATTAGTACATCCTGAGCTTCAGTCAATGATTGGTCGTCTTCCAGGCTGGCAAGGACATACACGGGCGGACAGTTTAAATACTGAGCAAGTGGCTGGTCAAGCCATCAGCATTACCCCAATGAATACTTTTTCATTAACTTGTAGATCTACGCCGTTTTATGATCGGAATGTTTTACTTCCAAATGGAGATGTTGTTCTGTGCTGTATGGACTACAACCTTAAGCATATTATTGGCAATCTATTAACGCAAACCTATGAAGAAATATTTAAGGGTAAACCCTTATTAGATCTTATTAAGATTAACGAGGAACCTAAATTTTCCAAGTGCAGTATCTGCAAGGCTTGTGAGAACGTGAGAGAGGTTAGTAATGTTTAAGAACATTGTAATAGCAGTATTTCTTATTATTATAGGTATCTATTTTTGGGGTGATAGCCCCGCCCAAGACTGTCCTGTGGAAAAGAAAACCCCACGCTGGGAAGACAATTGCATCATTCAAAAGAGTGGCGATAGGGAGATAAAGACATGCGGGTAATGGTCATCACCCCTACTACTGGCAAAGATACGCTAATGAAAGCTATTGAAAGCGTGTTAAACCAAACAGTAAAGACTGAGCATTTGATTGTTGGTGACGGGGTGGACTTATGTCTTCCTGACAAATCTCACTATATCCATCTTCCCGAAAACGTAGGCGGTAACGGATGGTATGGGCATAGGGTATATGCGGCTATGCCGTTAATGGTAAACGCTGATTACATCTTATTTTTGGATGAGGATAATTGGTTTGAACCAAATCATGTAGAAACCATGATTAATAAAATTAAATCTAAAGACCTAATGTGGGCCTATAGCTTGAGGAGAATATGTGATGAACGAGGACAATATGTTCTTGATGATGATTGCGAATCACTCGGTAGATACCCGACGTTTTACGATCATTTACTCAACTTTGTTGATACTAATTGCTATTGCTTTAGGCGTGATTATTTGGTTAACGTGGCACATAATTTCTACGGTCAATGGGGCGCAGACCGACCATTCTATAAAGCTTCCGCATCAGCTCTGCCTGCCTTCGGATGCACAGGCGAGGCTACGGTTAATTACAGAGCGCCCAAAAGATTACTTAGCATGTTTAGAGAGGGCAACGAAGCTATGAAAAAATCTTATGGTGAAGAACTCCCGTGGAGAAAGAAGTGAGCTTTAAGGTCTACACGGAAGATGGCTGGCATATAGCCTGGTTTCATACAGTAGATCAAGCCATTCAATCAATGTTAAATAACCCAACACATTATTATCATAGGGAGCATTAATGGAAATCCAATTAGAAGTTACTAAAGAATATGAGGATGGATCTGCTGATGCAGTAGTTCATTTTGATAAAGAAGGATTAGCCGTACTGGTTGAGGCTGGGATATTAAGTATACTTAAACAATATATTGACCAAAAGAAGGAATCAAAATGAGTTTTAAAAATGATAAGAAAATTGCACCATTTGTGCAACAACAGCAACCGAAGATGCTGGCTAAGTTATTTGTAGCTACGCCCATGTACGGTGGTATGTGTACTGGCCTGTATGCTTCAGCGGTTATGCAATCTGTAGGTGTTATGGGCGCCAACCATATTCAGATGTACTACTCATTTATGATGAATGAATCATTGATTACCCGTGCTAGAAACAGCATGGCATATGACTTTATGAAGTCTGATGCTACTCATTTAATGTTTATTGATGCAGACATTGGGTTTAATCCGCAAGATATTCCACGCATGATACAAGCAGATAAAGACATCATCTGCGGTATCTATCCAAAGAAAGAGATCAACTGGGTACAGGTAACTGAGGCAATAAAAGCTGGCGTTCCACCGGATCAACTAAGCCAACATACAGGCGCATTTGTTCTTAACTTACCATCAGGCGTGTCTAGCGCAACAGGGAATATTAATGAACCGATTGAGATTGCTAATGGCGGCACTGGCTTTATGCTAATCAAGCGTAAAGTATTTGATACCCTTGCTGACAAAGTGCCAAGCTATACAAACGATATGTACCATGCGGTAGATACTGTGCGAGAAGTTAAAGTTATTAAAGAATACTTTGCAACCAGTATTGATGAAGAGTCTAACCGTTTGCTTTCAGAAGATTATCATTTTTGTAAGATTGCCCGTGAAGCTGGATTCAGAGTTTGGTGCGCTCCTTGGGCCAGCTTTAGCCATACCGGATCATATAACTTCTCAGGAACATTACCAAGAAGTGCATGATGATTGGCGCATACAAAACATATGAGCAAAGCCTCAGCGACAAATATGACACGCCTGGAAGGGCGTTCATTAAGCATGCGGCTAAGCTTAAATGGGATGTAGACGCAGAAGATTATGAAACTTATAAAGTTGATTTGCTTTGTAAGCGAGCTGGCAAAGTTATTGGGTATGCAGAAGTAGAGGTAAGGGAGCCATATGGAAATACGTTTCCCTTTACCACAGTGCATGTACCAGCTAGAAAAGATAAGCTTTTGGATAATGGGTTGCCGACAGTTTACTTTGCTGTAAATAGAGACTTTACAAGACTGATGTGGGTAAGAACTGAAAAGATTGCCCAGTGCATTCCAATAGAAGTTCCAAACAAAATGGTACCAAATGGAGAATGTTTTTATGATGTTCCAAAGAAACTATTCACCGAGGTATACATTGGTAATTAAATGGATTGGAACAATATTGTGCTTGTGTGGTATTTTGCTTACAAGCTTTAATATTTATCCATTAAACATTGTTCTTAGTATTATTGGTAGTACACTGTGGACAGCAGCGGGAATTATCCAAAGAGATATACCGTTGTTCATAGTAGAAGCAGTAGCAGTAGCGTTTTACTTAGCAGGATTAATTAATTACACGAGGATTGTATGAAAAAATTATTATTAACTGTATGTTTATACAGTGGTCTTGCGTCAGCGCAAGTTACCAGTTGGGAGAACTCACCTTACAACTGGAAAAACTCAGATATGAACTGGGATAACAGTTCAATGAACTATAAAAACTCGCCAGACAACTGGAAGAATAGTGAGTACAACTATAACGCTAGAGGTGGGGTTTACGATAATATCGGCAACCGTATGGGGTATGAAACAATGAATCCTAACGGTGTTAAAAACTATTACGATAATAACGGTAACCGTATCGGTTACAGCAGATAAGAGGAAATAATGATTGACTACGTAGAAACTACGATTGCATTACAAACAGGTAAGAAAAAATTGGATGACCTATTGTTAAAGAATAAATACAAAGAGGCAGTCAACCAAGCGGACGACATGATTATTGCGTTGATTGATTTGAAATGGTGGCTGAGGAAACAAAATGAAAATAACAAATAAACATAATTTACCCCAGACATTTGTAAATGTACTGGAGCGTCCTAGCTACGACAAGGGAGCTGCACATCTATCAGCTACTGAGCTATTAGGAAGCCCGCAGATTTCAGTATTGAAGAAGCGTCATTATGAAGAGCTAGAAGAAGATGCAATGGATATGGTTTGGTCTATGTTTGGAACAGCTATTCATAACATCCTTGAGAAGGGCGCAGATGAGCATCACATTGTTGAAGAACGTATCCATGCAGAATTAGACGGATGGAATATTTCTGGAGCCATTGACTTACAGCATGTCCTTGAAGATGGCATAGAAGTTAATGATTATAAAACTGTTGGTGTATATGGGGTGATGCATGAAAAGAAAGAGTGGGAAGAACAGCTTAACATCTACGCCTGGCTTGTTGAGAAGATTAAAAAGCAACCAGTTGTCGGACTTAAGATTGTCGCAATCATTCGAGATTGGAGCCGCAGAGATGCAGAGAATAGGGCTAATTACCCAAGAACGCCTGTGGCAACTATTGATATCAACCTATGGCCTATGGAGCAACGTGAAGAGTTTATCCGTAACCGCATTCATTCCCACTCCGAAGCATTATTCGCTGCTGAAACAGGAGCAACATTACCGCCTTGTACGGCTGAAGAAATGTGGGAAAAAGAAGCCGTCTACGCACTTAAAAAAGACGGAGCAGTAAGAGCTAAATCTTTACATAACAGTTTAGAAGAAGCTGAAAAAGCACTGGAAGCAGCGGGCAAAGGATTCTTTATTGAGACCCGTCCAGGAGAAAGGACAAGATGCGCAAGCTATTGTCAGGTTAGTCAGTTTTGTAAGCAATATCAAACATACCTAGAGGAGAAGCAATGAGTTTATTTACATTTAATTATGATGAAAATATTGAAGAGGCAACACCTTATTTTTATGAAGAATTTGAGGCAATGCACACAATTATTCAATTAGATTGTTTGCGAGATGCAATTGTTGAATTACAAAAAAGATACGACAAAATCTTAGAGGAGGAAACAGCATGAGCAATTACATGGCAACAATTATGTTGGCATTAGAAAAGGGAAACCTTCAAGGTGGACTATTGATGCCACAAATCGCCCATGATAGTTGGTGCAAGTTTAACAAAGGCAAGGAATGCAATTGTCATCCAGAAATTTCAGTAGAAACAGATGATGGTCTTATTTTTTTAAACGCCGATGGCAGCATCAAAAAAAAGATATAGGAGATAAAAATGTTTAGTCAAATGAAAGAGGCTTTTGAGCGTGAGTTTATTGGAAAACAAAAGAACGATTGGCATCCAATAAGCGAATCTATTTATCATGGCCGTATGTCCGATGCAGAGGTTGAGGCAATGCGGGCGAGGAATGAAGCAGCTATTAAGAAGTGTATTAAAGATATGGGTAAGAAGTGGATTTTGCATCCATCACATAAGGTTACCCGTCTATGAGAGCCAATGACGTTCAGGTAGGTGGAAGCCATTACAAAGATAATGCGATACAACCTTGGGATTACATCGTTGCCAATAACCTTGGGTACCTAGAAGGTAATGTCGTTAAATACATTACCCGTTGGAGACAAAAGGGTGGGGTTGATGACCTACGCAAGGTAGTGCATTACGCAGAAAAGTTAATTGAAGTAGCAACTAAAGAGGAAATGAAATGAAAACTAGAGATGAAATGATTTACGAATTTCTCATAGCATTAGCACCAAACTATGCAGAAATGTATGAATCAGTATTTAAAGAGGGTAGCGGTCATGTTGATGCATTTAATAGAACCGCCGATGAGATTTACAAAAGAGCAGAAAAACTAACAGAAATGTATTTAGAGGATGTTGCACCATGAGCGTATATAAAAAATTACAAGAAGCCCGTATGAAGTTACAGAATACGGCGCTTAAGAAGTCAGGTCACAATAAGTTTGCTGGGTACTATTACTTTGAATTGGGTGACTTCCTGCCAGCTATTCAAAAGATCTGTGCTGAGATGGATCTTTGCGGTGTTGTATCGTTTGATCACAATATGGCTTTCCTACAGATCAATGACACAGAAGACGGTACCTCAGTGATGTTTACCTCACCTATGTCTAGCGCTGCTTTAAAGGGCTGCCATGACGTTCAGAATTTGGGCGCCGTTCAGACGTACTTACGTCGCTATCTATGGGTTAACGCCTTTGAGATCGTGGAACATGACGCATTAGATGCAGTCATGGGAGCAGACGCACCAAAAAAGTTTGACACGGTAGTAGCTAAACCTGCTGCCGTTAAACCGATACCAACTAAACCAGCAGCTAAGGGCGCCTTACCGGGTGAATGGACTCTTAAACCAATTGGAGATGATTTTACCGAATCATTGAAGGTTGGGCTGGACGCTATGCTACAACTAGCCACATCGCCTGATGATGTAGCTAACATATTTAAAGTTAATCGTTCTTCATTTGATAAGGTTAAAGAGATGAGTCCTGAAGCCTATGCAGAAATGATGACTAAATTTACCGCAACAAAAAATTCATTAACAAAGGAGTAATACATGGAATACCCAACAGAATTTAAAGAAAAAGCTAACACTGGACGATTGATGCCATCAGTCATCCGCAAATCAGATAAAGCGCCTGACATGTGGGGTGTTATTTGTATTGATCGTGAGTATGCAAAGCATTTGCTAGAGCAACCAGGATCAGAAGAGTTTATTACCGTTAAGCTTGGTGCATGGAAAAACGCATCTAAAAATGGCAATAAGTACTTATCCCTTACTGTAAACACATATACCGCAGAAAACGCTGCTGAACCAGCACCCAAGAAAGAGGAGAAAGATCCATGGGAGTAACTAAAAAGGCAACGATAGTTGCTAAAACGGCAACGAAAAAGCGGGGCCGTCCAGCAGGATCTAAGAACAAAGCTACATTGTTAAGCAGTACTGGATGGGTTCCGCCAACACCAGTAGATTACAAGAAGCTTTTAGATGAAACTCAGCATGCTTTAGCTATTGAAATGAAAACCAATGAAGCCCTTCAAGGATTGTTTGATGATCTTAAAGCTAAGGTTACTTTAGATAAAGACGTTTCTATTTGGGTTCGCCTTAAGTTTCTAGTAACAGGAAGGCTCTAATGGAAACCAGTCAGTTTGAAGGCAAGAAGGTCGCTCTCAAGCAGACTAAGGAAGGCCATGTACTTACCTTATCTATTCACCCTGACGAGATCCCAGAAGAGATTCTGCGTGATTTCGTAGGTGCTAGGTATATGGTAGTCATGGTACGCCTTGGCGATGATGAGAAGCCAGCCAATCGTGAAGAGTATGCCGGAGCTTCTTATGTAAAGTTGGCTGGAATGCTTTGTAGAGACTCAAGGTTTTGGGATTTTCTATACGAACAAGGTTATATCTTTGCAAAAAATGAGATGGAAACAACTGAATGGATCTATGATTACCTAGGAATTCCATCTAGAGCGGAGTTAAAAACAAACCAAATAGCTCAGAAACTAATTAAAAAAATTGGTGATGAATACAAGGAGTGGTTACATGTCTGATGAACTATTAAGGCCGTATAGTATATATTTGCCCCAGGTTGTAATTAATAAGCTTAAGGATCTATCCAAAAGCCGAAGAGCATCGTCCTTTGTTCGTGAAGCTATCTTGTCAGCATTGGATAACAATGACGACTTTAATAGTGGATTTAACAAAGGTCTTCGAGAAGCTTGCAGAGTCATTAAAGATACAAAAGAAGCATCAACTCTTTTGGTTAACAATGAACTGCTAAGCGACATTCTTATTCAAAACATTGAAATGTTAGAGCAAAATGGAAAATAAAGATCGTGAGCATATGAGGTTTTTAGCATCGTGCTTTGCGCTAATTAACTGTGGAAACCCAATAAATGCCGTCAAGATGGCGGATGAACTAATGGAAGAGTTATCAAATGAAAAAGTTACTACTGGCGGTATTGTCGATATTGTCCCTAAACGCAAGCGCAGCCGTAGTAGCTGAGATGGTTAATCAGGGCGGTGGAACTATAGCGTTAACTGACGCTAAGTGTACTAAGATACAGAATACTTTTGTGGCTTATAGTTATATTGCCAGCGGGCAATCTTTGCTGGGTTGCTGGACATCTGAAGGTGATAGAGTATTTATTCTTTGGAATGACAATGATCTACGGTCATATCCATTAGATATGTTCCGTCAAAAAGTTACCAAAAAGAACTACATGTGAACACTATATTGTTTTGTACCGCATTTATGATAGCGCTATTTGCATGGGTTTTGAACACCCATTTAGAGCCTTCAGTTTACGCCTGTGCTGAGGTATCAAAACAAGACCCAATTGATGTACAAAGGCTTTGCAACCAAGCCAAAAGGAACAGACCATGGATGAAATAGAAGAGGTTATACTAGCCCTAAGAGCGGCTGGTGTATCTATGCCGCAGTACAAAATATTGCCGGACGGATCCTACTACTTCTATTATGGACAAGAGAACATTGATACTACAATTTATAGCGAAGAACCCAGGAGTTCTGTCGGTTGATATCAATGTTGGGCTAGGGCGGGCCTCTATAGGCGCCCATACAAGAGCTTTAATGGATGATGGCATGCTTATTAGAGACGCCAATTTAGGATGGCATTTAGCTGATGGATTTATACTTAAGCTAGAGCCTAAGCATATAACTCCAATAGACATTGCTGGTAAGTTTATTCGTAAGATGATTGATGAAAAATGATCAACGAAAATATTTTTCGAGTCTTGCAGACCTCGGCTGCATACTTTGCAGGCATCTCGGCTACGGACCTACACCTGCAGAGATACATCATATACGGCGGTTTGGAGGCAAGCGAGATAACGCACCAGTTATACCACTCTGCACCGAACACCATAGAGGCAATACCGGTGTTCACGGACTTGGACATAAAGGATTTGACAAACACTATGGTATTACCGAAATGGAACTATGGGATCGGTCGGAGGAAGTACTACACGAGAAGACTGAGAATGCAAGACTCTTTAAGTGACAAGCCTCAGATCATAGCTCAAGCGGATCGAAACCGAGTTCGTCTGATATCACTTTAGTACGCCGTCTAAACTCTGCATCGTGGTGTGACCAACGATTAGTTTTCCATCTACTCATATGGACAGCTTCATGGCAGAGGACTCTGATAACAGTCGATAAATGACCACATTTTTTAGTTGAGATGGTAATAACATGTTCAAAATCTCCACCATCATCGTATAAATAAGTACCCATGACTTCTGGATCTTGGTCTACTATAAAGTTAACTTCTTCAGGTAGTGGCATTGACCAGCGATCAAAAGGCTTCATGCAATAAATTGCACAATATAAGTTCTTTAAGATTGCTGACGTTAGTTTCATACCTTGTTAATGCATCCCCGAAATTCAAAAGAATCTTCTCCGCATACCTGGATTAGCTCAGGCAGCATTAGTCTGCCCTCCTCAAATGATAACAGAGCAAAGCCTTCTCTCCAGTCTTTAGGGTTGTCCTCGGTATAGGCCATGAACTGTTCCCCATGAATGTTCGCTAGGCAGCCCGTTTGGACGCCATAGCGGGTTCCGTTGTAGTCGGTAAAGGGTTGGACAGCCAAATTGTGTGTGTGGCCTGTAATCATGTTACAGCCCGAATTAAGGGTATTGGCACGACCAGCCCCAAATCCACCCTTCCAGCGGTGTTTAATACAGGTATCTTCATTGACAAAATATGACCAGCATGGCTTCCACATAGGAAAGTGGTCTTTAAGGGTAAACCCTGCTACTCCCTCATAGGTACCCATTTGGGCTGATAAGAAGGTCTCAAAGCGGGCATCATGGTTTCCAAGGGTCCAGATAAGCTCTGCCCCTACGGCTGCCTTCTCAATGCCTGCCATCATCTCCTGACAGGCTTCTAACTCTTCTTTAACTGTTGGGGTCTTTTCCCATCCAATGCGGGCATGGCGGCTAGCTTGTGAGCCATCAAACATATCTCCATTTGCCACTACGACTTTAGGGCGGAACTCTTTAATCATTAACAGCAGCGCTTTATAAGAAGTGCTGACATCATCAGGCCAAAAGTGGGCGTCTGAAAATACTATTACTCGACCCTTTTCCATGTTGATACCACGCCTTGCATGACCTGGGGTTTGTTGTAGCTTTGTTAAGCTATTTCTTCTAGCATCATTATGCGTAGGTAATTCCATGCCACGCCTTACTTCAACAGTTCGTCGTCGGTTATATACAGACCGCACGGACAGTTTATGTTTTTCTGCAAACTTCTGGGGGCTTCCTAGCTTAATCCATTCTTCAATAAATTGATCATCGGTTAAATAGTAGCTAGACATAATTTCCTCTCTTATGGTTACAGAGTTTTTACCATAAGTATTTTAAAAATGCATTACATTTATATGATTTATAAGGGAATATCCCTATTTTTTGAGTTGTTTTCTCATGCTTTCAACTTGTTCTGCCATATCAGACATCAGTATTCTCAAGCGATTCATTTCTGCCCGCTTCTCGTCTGCTGGAATATCTGGATTATTTTCAATTAATCTAGATTGTTTACGTAATGCAGAGAATTGTTTAGATGTTTTATCGTATACCTTGGCAAGAGCAATATCATTACCACGCTCTTCATAGATCTTTTGAACTTTCTCAGAGTCACCTAGCTCAGCATAATGGCGCATATCAGCTAAAGCAGATTGCAAGTTAACATTATTCTGATAAAACTGGGTCATATATTTAGATTGAGTTTGTGGCTCGGTTTTAATAAAACCCATGGCTACTGTATCAATTATTGGAGGGCGAACCTTTGTACCTTCTTGGAATGGCTCTACCGCTAAGTCTGCTGTAGAAGCTGCTGTAGCACCAAGCCAACCAAAGTAAGCTTTAATGGCGTAGTCCATTTGAATTGGAGAAAACCCTTGGGCTTGTGGATTAAATGTTAGGATCTTAGCTGCACCTTCAGATACTCCGCCGAGGGCAATTGCTAATCCACTAGTCCGGCTATTAAGACGCTCTTGCTTGGATAAATTCTCCATGCCACCAGATTCAATTGGCGCCCCAGTAAAGCTATCTTTATTAGCATAGAGATCAATTAATGGCTTGACCATTTGCGGAGTTGGATTTAATGAGAATGTATCCATCAAGATATGATTTAAACGATCAGCAAATACTTTACCTTCTACGTTCTCATCGGAGATCTGCTCATATGTACGTTCTGCAATGGTGCCTAATGCGCCAATCTCAAATGGTTTAGGAATACGGTATGCAGTATCACCAATCTTGAACCACCAGAAGTTATCACGATCCCAGTCTTCACGGCGCTTAAAGTCTTCATCATCTTTGTACATGTCATACAAGGCAAGAGAAGCCAGCATTACTGCACTAGATATAGTTGCAAAACGCATAGCCTTTTGTTTATCGCCAATCTTTAATTCTGCACCAGTTGTTGCATTGCTAATAACTCGATATGTAGGAGCTACGCCATCACGACCAAGCTTATAGAGACCTTGCAATCGAGCATTAAAGAATGGAACTACAGATCCAATAATCTTAACTGCACGAAACTGTCCTTGCATGGAGAAGTCCATAAGGTCACGAGCTGCATAGGAAGCTTCTAAATGGGTCTTACCACTATCAATAAGCTTTTGATATAACGCAAGACGGTTAGCATTCTCAAACTTGTTACCTTGTTCGTTATACCAATTTAGTAAGTCACCTAACTTACCTTTAATCTTGTCGGTTGTATCTAGAATCTGGTTAGCATTAACACCCTTGTCAACCAAACGTTTAATCAACTTAGCCTGGTTACCTTCATGGGCAGTACCCATTTCAAAGATACCGCCACCAGCTAATGCAGACATAAAGGTTGGATTGCCTTTTTTGCTCATAGCCAGACCGTTGTATACGTTGCTAAACATATTTGGACCAAGCTCAGAAATAGCAGCAGACTGGATAGAGTCACGAATTAAGTTGCGCACCTTATATGCTGGCGACATAGTGATACCGTAACGCAAAGCATTAGTAAATCCTCTAGCAATATCTAGGAACTGAGACTTTGGGCCAAGATATGAGATTGTGGATATAGCGTCAACTAAGTCTGGATCAGATAGCTCATAGTGAACTGGCTTACCATTCTTCATTACTTTAACTGAACCCTTTGGATACTTGCCATCCATTGGCTTAACTTCTTTAGCGGCGCCCATAGATACGGCGGCATTAATTGTTTTGACGGCAGCCTGGTTCTTCATGGCAGCAGACAGGATATGAGACCAGTTCATTAGAACGTTCTCCATCAAGTCATTCAGCTTCTTCTCTCCACCCTTAAGTGTTTTGCTGAACTGCTGACCTGTTAGCTTAGCTGCTGCGCTTACAGACTGGACATCGCCCTCTTCCATCATTTTATAAAAAGGAATGTAGTAGATATCACTAGCAAACTTGTCATAGCCAGCTTGATCAATCAAACCCAAATCTTTAGCAATCTTTAATACAGACTTGTTTAATTCATTCTCTTCACGCAATGCTTGCTCGTAAATTGCTTTGCGTGGTTTACCGTTCAAGTTACCTTGAATTAATTGATCACGACCAGCCACTAAGTCCGCAGGTAAAGAGCGCTTATCTGCTGGAAGATTAGCATCACGGCTTAAAGCTTTCCAGCTCTGGTATTGATCTACCTCAGCACCCACTGGTTCAAGAATCTCTAACAATCCCTTGGTATTGGCTTTAATATCTAATGCGCCATCTCTTACAGAAAGATGACCATGTTCTAACAAGCCTTGTAATCCACCATCAATAGACTTGGAAAGACGAGCCATCATATAGGCAGTAGGATCGTACTTTTTAATAGCACGAAACTCATCAAACAATCCAGTTACCATACGCTCAAAGAAGTTCTCTCTTAAGCCATCCATCTTTTGCTTAACGGTAGCCTTCTCTTGAGTAAATGCTTTGCGTAACTTCTCCGCATATACCGGATCTACACCCTGCATAGGAGCTTTAAACTTCTCACGAGATGGTACTTCTGCACGAATATCGTTAGATTCTTTACTAAATGTACCTTTGTTTCCTATTGCAGATTTGATTTGATTTGCATCAAAAGCTACCCAATGGCGACCGTCTTGAAAACCATCATAGCCACCAGCTTTTAAAACACGTTGCATAGCATCTGTAGGAAAACTGATGTTTGGGAAAATGCCTGGAGCATATTTTCTACCAGTGCTTCCATACTCTTTCATTATTTCGGCTTTGTCACGAGCATAATCTTCTGCTCTTTCTCCAAGCCCAAGATTTGATTTAACAACCTCTTCTTTATAAACACGAAGCATTTCTGGTGTTACCTTGCTACCCCGAACAAATGGATTCTGAATGCTTAAATAAACAGGAATAAGTTCTGCTCCTTGATCAAAAGGAATAGGTTCATTTTTGTTGTATTTTTCAGGATTTTTTAATCTATCTGCAACATATTTTAAATCTCTAACATATCCTTCTGCATCCTCTGGATCACTAGTAAAGTAATATCCATCTGGATTTCCCGCTCTATTTACTTTTTTTATTGGCTTAAATTCGTTTCCTTCAAAATTTACAGCTCCGTGATACATAACTAATGGCTTACCATCATCATTAACAACCTTAGAATCTTCAAACCAATTTCTAAAGTTTTCCGTATTGGTAGGCACTGCAGCTCTTTCGGTTGCCTGTGTAGCTTTACCTTCTCCAGTTAACTTACCAGCTTCAGCTTTAGCAAATACAGAATCAGGGGTGTTATATCCTAAACCACGGAATACATTGCCAACTTTCTGCATGAAATCTTTGATGCGTTGCAATAGTCCACGAGGCTGACCTACTTGCTTCATGTAGTCAGGGAATGCAGAAGCAATAGCTTCTTCAATCTTTATTTCTTGGCTGGCATTTGGATAGCGGGCATCAATGTTGTACTGGTCAATCCATTTATCTTTAGCAATCTTAGATAAGGTAGCCCATTCTCTTTGGGAGAACATTCCCATTTCCTTAAGAGCGTGAATAACTTCGTGATGAAGTGTTGCTTCTATACCACGGTTATCTAAACATAGGGTAATGATACGGTTTAAGTATGTACCGTTGACCTTAGTAATCTTGCCATCTATATTGGCTTTAAGATTCTTAGCTAGGTTAAGACCAATATTTTGCAGACCCATACGATCCAACGCCTTAGTAAGACGTGGAATAATCTTAGCCATATCACGCTTAGCTTGTACCGAGAATTCGTATGGAACCTCAGCTCTAAACGATGGCTGTAACGCTGGCGCCAATTGCTCTGCTTGTGCAGTAGTTGGAATCTGCGCAGTCGGAATTGTAGCTGGAGGAATGCCTTCTGGAATTGGGGCAACTTGTTGTTCAGAAACAACAGGCTCCATGTCTAACTCAGTTAATGCTTGTTGACGCCTATCAATCTCAGCTTGCAGTTGTTCTTGTTGGTTGTAGAGGATATCTATCTGAGCAAGAGCGTCTCTGTTTTCTGGAGTCGCAATGGTTTCTTTGTTATATGCAGCCTCAAGCTTGCTTAAAAATGCATTGGTTCCACCAGCAAATCCAGGGTTATCTAACTCTTCCTGAGTCATTACTCCGTCTTCTACTGCTCTAAGGGCTAAATCATCAACTGCGCTACCATCTTTAGAAAAGAACTTTCTAGCACCGGCTGCAATTTTAGTTCCCTTACCACCAGCACGAACTTCAAGAGCGTTTGGTAATGTATCGGCTACATCAGATTCTTTAATTGGATTCTTCTTAATCCACTCTTCAAAATTAGTAGCTTTTTGTGAAACAGCCTTCTCTGCATTTGTAATCTCTTTAGCAATAGTCTTTAAATCTTCTCCAAGACCACGAGTCTCAAACGCAAAAATATCCTTTTCAGTAGGATCAATCACTACATTTGAACTGTTTGGATTGAATGTTAGGGTTTTCCCTGTGACTGGATCTTTAACATTGACCTTGCCTTTGTCATTCAGGATACCTTCGTAGATTTCTACTTTGGGACCTTTTTGTACAGCAACGGTACGCATGTTAGTAAAGCTAGCTGCCTTAGCTTCTTCTGCAATTAATTCCTCTGGAGATGGTGGACGAATAACGCCACCTTCAAATGGTGCATTAGCAAATGCTGATTGCTGCGCTCTTAATGCATCTACTTTAGCTTGCTGTGTAGCAACCTCTTGTTTTTTCTTATCGTAGAGATTGTTGAGCTTTTGCATTGCTGGAGAATATTTACGAGCCTCTGCCATGCGAGCAGCCATGACTGCTTCTTTGTCACCAGGGGTGGCATATGCTTCAGTGTTCTTTTGGTTGGCGTAATAGTTCTTGAGGTACTCAGCTTCTTGTAGCTTCTCTAAACTATCGGCAATATCTCCAGAAGGAGATACATACATTGTTTGTGGCTCTTGGGCATCGGACACAGAAATATCTACTTGCTGTGCTTCATTAGTCTGTTTTGCTAAGTCTTGTGCTGCCGCTAAATCACGACCAGCTTGAGCCTTATTGGAGACACGACCAAGAATACCAATTGGGCCAAGCAACGATACGGCAAACGCTGTTTCACCGTACTCTTTAAGTGCTTCATCATTAGTAAGCGCTAATCCAGCCTGCGCTCTTTCAAGCATCTGTTGGGTTACTTCTGTTGGGATCTCTGCCAATACGCCAGTTGCAGTACCTTTAAGGATTGTTGTAAGTAATGCTTCTTCTGCTAGCTTAGCACCGCCACCGCCAATTAATTTTCCTACTGATGGGCCTAGTATTTTAGAAACAATATTACCGCCTAAAGGTATCAACGTTCCTGCAACATCTAATGCTGCTTGTGGAACTGCTGTACCAGCGGCTGCAGTACGACTAATATCTAAGGGTTTACCCTCAGCCTGTTGTGCTGCTGCTTGGCGTTGAATGTTACCGCCATACTGTTGAATAAATGAAGGGGCAAATGCGCCACCAATACCACCAACAACTGCACCTACTGGACCTGCTATAGATCCTGCAGCCGCACCAGTTAAACCACCAGCTAGGGTTGCTCCAATATTAGGTGCTTGTTCTGCTAATGCTGAAGGAATTTGACCGCCAAGCTCTTTAGCTGCAGCCAATAATCCTTGTTGTTTATAAACGTCTTGTAGGCGCTCTAAGCTTGCACCCTCACCCAACCTACGCTGAATGTCTGATTGTCGCTCCTGCGCCCGCATAGCGGCTTCTTCGCCACCTTTTGTGATGGATTCATAAGCAGTCTGACCAGACGATTTAAGTTGCTCAAACCCACGTTTAACATCGGTACCTAATCCACCTTTTGGAGATGCCTTAGCACCACCAGTT